CGACGCGCGACGAGGCCGCGACGACGGTGAAAAAGTACGAACGGCTATCGTCAGAGTGCCTGGTGTACGTTTCCCCACCGGTCAACGTGACGGGCCGTCTGCGTTTCTACGTCGATCGTTTGACGAGTCTGCGCGACGAGCACATTGCCGAGATCAATCTGAAAAAACCGCTCGACGTCCGCGGCAACACCATCGTCCATCTCGCCGCGCTCTACAACAAGCATCTGTTTTTGCGTTTCTATCAGCGCAACAACAATCTGACGCGATACCTCACCAACAATTTCGACGAAACGCCCCTGTGGCTCTTTGAAAACACCCAACGCTACATAAAACGCTTCAAACACGAACCGAACCGATACTGCATGAGTTTCGTGCCCAAGAACGACAACGACACCGTTCTTCAAATACCCACCGTCGTCGTCGTCGTCAAAGACAACAACGCCACCGCCGTCAATAATAATATCACGAAAAATCATCGGCAACAGCATCGGCAGCAGCAGCAGCAGCGCCATCAAAATCGAGTCAATGTCGTAGCTCGAGGAAATCAAACAAAAGAGGAAAAGGACGATAGAAATGAAACAAATATTGATGTTAAATCTGTAAAAGTAGCTTTAATATCGATTACAGTATCAGTAGTGGTATTAACAGTAGTAGGAATATCGTGTAATACAATAATAACAATCACCATTGTAAAGCATTATAACAATAAAACAAATAATTTAATTTCTTCTACACTACAATATAACAAACAAAAATTCTATACTAACGACGAAAGTACACTACCTTTGTTTAGTTGATAAATAGTTTGAATAAATATATTAATAAAATATAATTGGCCTATTTTATTATTACGACTACTACTATATTTTACTAAGACTATAGCTGTTGAAAGTTATAGTCGCCGTGAGCAAGAGTCTACCCGTTTTGCACGACACGGGCGCCCAGCGAGTATTATTCGATTTGGCTCGACGTCGTTGCCGCTGAGATGACGACGACGTCGATATAGTATTCTCTCGCAGCCGATGAATCAATTCATCGAGATGGACGCCATTGTCGTAAATGCAAGTGGCAAGATTGTGATTATTCTTGGATAATAATAACGATGATGATGATGATAATGATGGTGTTGTTGTCGTTGTTGAGATTTTAGCCTCGTTTACATATACATGTAAAATTGTAGGAGATTCCATAACACGAACCATGTCCCGCACGCAGAGACCATGTTCGTCGTTCAACTCTTTCAGAGTCCCAACGCAAAACTTTTTAGTCTTACACTCGTCCTCGTTCTCGTCCACGAAACCGTCAAACACGATCGGTTGCCTTCTGTCTCGGGCGTTTACGACACACATTATCCTATCGTCGCACTGAAACACCGCCTGAAGATGAGTATTGCGCGAATCGAGCGTCACTTTTACGGCGCACGGACTCGAAATGTTGTAGTGTTGCGTTAATCTTTTGTTAGTTGCGTTATAGTGCGACGACGAGGGCGTTAGCAACGACGACGACGACGACGACTCGTCGTTTGCAAACACTTTTAAAAAGCCTTCTTCAAATTCAAACATTGTGTGTATGTATGTGTATGCGTGAAAAAGCGTGCTCCAACGATGATATTACTCCGAGTACATTATCCGAAGTTCATTTTCAAACTTATCCAAATCTTCTGCGGTTTGGAATATTATCTCGTCGCCGTTGACTCGGATGCGTTCGGGACACTTGGAGACTGCGAGCGCACTGATGAGCGCGCGCTCCACGCTACTCGACTTTGATATTCGACATAGGACGACGCGGCAATCTTGATTCTCGCTCAGATACTTGTTGACTAGTTCGAAATCGTCTAGCAGATAGACGCAATTTTGAATTTTAACCACAAACAAATACTCGACCACAAAGTCCTTTTCTATCTGAGCGATAGTTTGCGTTTTCAACTGAAGAGCCGTCTGGAGTTCCAACACTTTGGACTTGTATTTTCGCTCGTAGTACATGTGTAGATTGTTTACGAGTTTCGCGAGAGTCGCGTTCGACTGTTGTAATATGGAAATCGCACGCGACACCTTTTTCAAATCAGACACGGGGACTTGACGAACAACTTTGTTAATATTACTGTTGCCAATGTTACTACTACTACTATTACTATTACTACTAATGCCGTTGCTACTCGTACCGGCACTAGCACCTGCGGCGTTCTCGTGTTCGAGACTGCGCAACAAGCTTTTATTTCTGATCGTGGCCATGACGGCAGGCAAGTGTGCGACGCTGGCTAACAATTTGGATACTGAGTACCAACGATTCGGCGACGATCATTTATATGTCGAACTTGCGCAGTAGGCGTTTGTGCGCGCGCGTAGGCAATACGTTGAAAAAATAATAAGCATTACACCATTTGTTTGATGATGATGAATATTTATTTAGGGTTAAATATACATGGCTCATACATCCTGTTTCTCACACTAAATTAATTCTCAGTAATTGACGCAGATGGTTCATTACAGTGAACGAGGCCAACGGCACGAATATATACGACATGATGTAATCGCTATAATTGACGTTCGAGGCTTTGGTTTTCAATAAAGTGTCGCCCCGCTTTTTGCTGCTATCGATCACATGCTCCGTGTACCACACCGCCTTGTGAATGGGCGCGACGGCTTGATGACGAATCAAATGGCGCAATTCCGTCAGTTTCTTTCGATAGCTGGGATTTTCCGCCACGTCCGTGATTGCGTTGATCATTTGAAAGGCATTCACGGTCACCGTGTCCACGACTCGACCGATCCCCAGTTCCGCATACTTGTTCGTGTTAAACGCTTGATCGCCCATCATTGGCATGCCGACCATCGGCACGAGCGCGTCGATCGCCTCGTCCGTGCTCTGCACTCCGCCCTGAGTCACAAACGCCCGCACGTTGGGATGATGCAGTAGGTCGTACTGTTCGAACCACGATTGTACGAACACGTTGTCGGGCATGCGACTCAGGTATCCGTCATACTTCCACAGCACCGTATAGGGTAGAGTTTCAAACGTGCGCAGCAGCATTTCGATGAACTCGGGCTCCATTTCGTCGGTGCTGATTCCCGAACCGAAGCTCACGTAGACGGCTCCGTTGGTGGCGTTGTCGAGCACCTCTCGAACCGTGCCAAAGAGGGGTTTGGGATGTTTGTCGGTGAGATGGAGGGATCCCAGATACTGCACGCTCGGCGGCACCGGTCGATTGTTGTCGAAAACGGGATGCGTGTTGACGAACAATAGTTGGACTCGGTTTCTCAACTCTTGAATGGTGGGCGTAGCGGCGCCAAACTGCAGTTTCAATAGACGATTCTGTTCGTCGACGAGTTTGTTGAATTCGTTGTACAGTTTCAGCTCTACGTATAGTTCGTTGATGAGATCCCACACGTTGAGATCGCGAAACTTGTCCCTCCACATGTTCGGATAGTAGACGGGGTGTCGGCTGACGGCGCCCATCGTTTCAAAGTTTTCCGCCACCGCATAGCCCGACGAGATCTGCACTACGGGCGCGTCGTCAAACAGATGCGAAAACACGAGGGAATAGTCTATAAAGGCTTCGGTGATGATCAGATCAAACTTGGGTTTCTCATCGATCAGCTTCTTGACGGTGGGCAGGTTGAATTGATCGCTAATCATGCGCACCATACCCATGTAATTGTCGGCGGTGACGGTGCTGCTGTCGGCGACGAGACCCCGTTTCCGAAACACTTGCGCCTGCTTCATGAGTTTTTTAAAGTAGTCTTGCGAGAGGGACGCATCGATTTCGGTGACGTTGTAGCGCATGTTGTAGCCGGCATTTCGATAGTCCAGATCCCGATAGTCCACCTTGTCCGTCGACTTTATGACGACGACCTCGTGGCCGCGTTCGACGAGCGCACGAACATAGACTTTGAAGACGCTATGGTGGCTGTAGGCGGGCGTCGGGAAGACGGCCAGGATTCGGGCGGGAGACACCACCGAACCCGTGGTCAGTGCGAAAAATAAAATTAGGACAGCGCAACCGTTCATGGTGAGCGATGACTCGATACAGTAAATAGGTGACCTAAAAAATTTATTTTATACTAGCATTAAAATATTATAATTTATTCAATATAAGAAGAACACTATGCATACTAACGAGGACAACTTTACGCAACTCTCCAACGGAAACTTTATAAACGTGTCCTGCATACTCGACGACAGATTATACTTGGGCGGAATAATTTACAATGTCGACGACTTGAAGCGTTTCGTCGCCGAAAAGAACATCGGCGCCATCGTCAGCGTGTGGGACGATAGCATGTTGAAGGTGGAGCAGTTGGGCATACCGCGCGAAGACTACCTATACATTTACATCCACGACAACGTCGTCGCGAACATTATGCAACATTTCGACAGCACGTATAGATTCATCGAGCAGAAACTCGGCGAGGGCAAGAGGGTGTACGTTCACTGTCATGCGGGCGTGTCGCGGAGCGCCACCATAGTCGTGTATTTTTTGATGAAACACTGCAACATCAGTTTGGCCGAAGCGTACCAGATCGTCGTCGACAGACGCAACATCAGACCCAACGATTCGTTTCTGCGGCAACTGCAGATGGCCGAATCGCAAATGGAATTTTAATTTTAATAGTGGTGTCGATGATGATGGTGGTAATGGTGGTGTCAATGATTGTTATTATTACGACGACGTAGACTGTAATCGTCAAACTCTACGTCGGCGCAATTGTAGAAGCCTTCGCCGGCGACGTCGTTGCGCTGCCATCGGACGAAGAGCACAAATTTTTGCAAACGAAACGGCACGCGCACTGGAATAGTGTACAGTTCGTCGCCGGCGCACGCATCGTCGGTGCCGTCGTTCTTGATCAGTTGCGATCCGTCTCCGCCGATCAGTTCGAGATCGCTCCACGTCAGTTCGGCGGTGTAGTTGTATTCGGGCCGGGAGACGTACACCTCAAAATAGCTCGGCTCGTGCACGGCCGTCGGGCAAAAATGTATGGTCATTTGGTGGCCGCTCTGATACTTTTCCTTGCTGCTGTGAAAGAGTGTGGTGGCGCGCCACAACGGCGTCGGTTCGTCTATGCCCGATTTGTCGCCAAAGGGACCTAGTCGGTCGGCGGCGCCGCCGGCGCATAGATTGTGCGGAACGACGTGAGTTTTGATGTGTTCGAGATCGTTGTAGTTGGGACCGGCGAG